TATTAGAAACTATTCTAATTTGTGCAACTGGTTCATAATTACTACCGAACGACGCATCTCTAGAATACCAAGATATTTTACCCAAGTCGCTACCACCTGTGATAGTAGTTCTATCATCGGTTAAACGAATCTCAGGTATGACATCACCAACCTCTAATGTTGTTTGTGGTGAATTTGTCCCGATACCAACATCTCCAGTTACTAATAGATCATCCAGTGTACCTACACTCGTAATATTAGGCTGTGCTGCTGTTGATAAAGTCCCTACTAATGTAGTTGCAGTCAATGAATTAATACCAGTAATATCAGAACTACTATCTAATACAAGAGTCTTACTCGCCTCAGCCGTACCTGGTCCGGTAGTTAAATCATTATAATTTAATTCAGCAGCACTCGATGTAACTAGAGTACCAGTTAATTTTAATCCTTCTGTAGTTGTATTATGTTCCGGGATATCAAAACTTCCACCACCTTCTGTATTTAACAGAGTAGATGTATTTGTACCATTTTTAAACTTCAAAACATTAAGATCAGTATCATATATCAAATTACTAGCTGTATTTGGTAGGCTTTCTATTCCTGACGTTGTAAATTGTTGGACTCGGACCATTTTTTATATATAATTTAGAAAATTATATACATATATTATACTATATATAAAAAACCATATATTATATTAATTTATCATTATTTATTATTATTTTTATTATAAATAAATATTTTAAATAATATATTTAATAAAGATAGTATGGCATTAGAAAAATTAAATAATAATATTATCAATAATAAAAATAATATATGTAAATTGAATGTAGATGGAAAAACTTGTTTGCCAAATGTATTATTAGAAAATATTTATCAAAAATCTGATATTGATAATAATATACCTAAATTAGGAAGTTTAATAATAAATAAAATTGCTGATGATTGTGGTTGTAATAAAAAAAAATCTATAAATGAACAAGAATTATGTATTATTAAAAATATTGACAATAGTATCATTAATAATGATACAAAAGAATGTATTATTTATAAATTCTTTAAACCTGTTGGTAGTCATAATGGTAATGATTGGTTAAATAATACACACGTTGATATAATACAAGAACAATTATATAATAAATTTGATGATTATAATTATAGTTTTATACATATGATTGATAATATTATGATAACTCCACAGAATAAAAAATGTATTAATCACGAGATAAAATCTATAGTTGATATAGATTTTATAAATAATTCTAATATAAAGTGGCACGGGATAGTATATAATACAGATCCTTCTCATAAATCAGGACAACATTGGTTTAGTATATTATTTAACTTTAATAATCAAGGCTCTGAGTCTGATCCAAATTTTATTGAATATTTTAATTCTTCTGGGTTTAATATCCAGAATGTTGAATTTAGAGAGTTTTTAGAAAATCTAGCATTTAGGATTAGTTATGAAACTGGCAAAAAAATAATATTGAAAAAAATAACTAATATACAACATCAAAAAAGTTCAACTGGTAATTGTGGTATATATTCTTTATATTATATATGGTGTAGATTAAGTGGTATAAAAATAGAAGAATTTAATAACCCTATGAAAAAAATTACAGATAAAACTATGGAAGAGTTTAGAAAAATTATGTTTAGACAAGAATGATTTATTTAAACTCTATTTTTTTTATCTATTTGTTTAATTTCTTCTTTAAATTCTTTCTCCTTTTTTTTACCCCCATACTTTTTTATATTATATTTACTTGGTGATGGGTGGATAATATCTATAGTTTTATTATGTATTTTCTTATATAATATTTTTAATAATTCTCTAGACTGCCATTTCTTCCTTCCAGTAAATTCTATGTTTGTATCAATATAACCCTGGCAACAACCAAAGGAGCAGAAATTACCATAAACTTCCATATATTGCCCTGTTTCATTTTTTAAAATATTCTCTGGAATGAATAGAGGCATATTAGTAAATTCTAAATTACAATACCAACATAAAATATTTGTTTTTTTAGTCCAATTTTCTTTAGTAGTAAATATAGTTTGTAATTTATCATAAATTTTAGGTTCTTCTATGTTCGGTGAATATTTTGATAGTCTAACTTTTTCTAAAATCTCATTTTCGAATATATCTTCTAAATCTTGTGAATCTTTAATAAAAATGCCTTTTAATGTTAGAATATTAACTTCTTCGAAATTCATTTTTTATTAATATTTTTTATTTATAAAATATTTTTAGATATATATATTAGAAAATTAAAACAAAGTTTAATTAGAAAGAATATAACATTTGGAATGTATAACAATATGGAATCATTTGGTATGGATGAATATAGTATATCTCCATATAATGAAACATATAAGCTTTTTGATTATGATAATAAGAATGGTGGTGATGAAATATATGAGAATATGGGAGAGGAAGAGGGGAATAATAACAATACGAAAGAATCATTTTTACCAATTGAGGATTCACCAAAAAATAATAATATGAACTATGAACAAAAACAGCCATCTGTATCATACCTGATAAAAGAGTTATATAATAAAATATCATTAAATATTTCGTATTTATTTATAATAATGGTTCTAATTATAGTATGTATAGTACAAAAAAATAGCATAGACCAAATGAAATTAATATTACTTTTAACACTAAATAAACAAGATTCTTCTATAAAAATGCCTATGTAATATCCATCTCTTTAATAATATACTGCACAGTAGCTATTAAATGTGATAATATCTCAGTAGTGCTAATACCATGGAAATCATCAAACCCATTCTTTTTTGATAATTGAACTGCAGTTGGCATAACCTCTCGTAATTGTTGAGCTATAACACCTCTTTTTACTTTTTTTTCTGGGTCATCTATTAAATTATAGTCCTTTAATTTAATTTGCTTAATTCTCATGAAACTATCCTTTAAGTCAGAATCTTTAAAATTTTCTTTAATTCTCACATCAGAAGATTCAATAATATTAGTTACTGAAAACTGACCGAGATTATCAAGACTTGCCCTCTGTGTCAATACTCCATTGCTTATTAAATTAATGACAAAATCAGATGATTCAACACTGTCATTAACATTAGTATATTTACTTTGTAAAGAACATATCTCTTTATTTTCATTTAAATTATTTTCTACATTATATTGAATACCAGTGCCAATATTATTCTCAGATGTAAGTACTGATTTTCTATTAATTTGTAATGAATTAACTATAGAATTATTAGATATATTATTATTTTCAAGTAATAGAATACCATTTGATGGTTTAATCAATAAATTTCCACTATTTTCTTCTAATAATATATTTTGTAGATTATTAGAAGATGAATTATATATATACAATTTATCAGCAACACTTACTGGATGTGTATTAATATTATTTTCTGTATTATCCCAAGCCATTCTTGATGCTGGAATAAAGTCTTGTATTTGACTTGTTGATTCCCATTTAATAGAAAAATATTGATTAGTAGTGTTATATGTATGAATTCTTAATGGATACCACGTTTCGGCATTTAAGTTAATACTAATACTCTGAGAATCGGTAGATGATGACATCCAGTTATTATGTAATATAATATTATCAACCCATAATCTATCGCCATCGTTTGAAGTTATATAAAATGTATATTCTTCTGAAAATTGTGGTTTTATATATCCAATAATTTCAATACTATAATTAGTAGTTTGACTAATTGGATTAAAATTAATTAATTCAATATCAGACTCTACTGATTGTGCTACTAATCTTCCAGTCATATCTAAATTAGAATAAGTATTAACTACCAAACCACCCTCAGAAAAATTACTAATAATACCACCAATAATAATATTATCAACATCTAATGAATTTACAGATAGAGTATTTATACCTGATATATTATTATTACTATCTGTAATAAGTGTCTTCGATGGAGATGCTATACCTATTGTATCTACACAATTATAATTTAATTGTAAAGCTGTAGAACAAACCAAATCACCATTTAATTTAAGTCCGTTATCTATACCATTATGTCCAATAATATCAAGTCCGTTATCTATATTTATTTTTATGTCATTTCCTGTAGAATATACTAATAATTGTCCCGTATTATCTACATACAAATCAGAATAGAATTGTGGATTTATATTAGTATCATCATATATTAATTTTAATGTTTTACCGCTAGTATCATTAATTTCTAATTTTGCTTCTGTTGAATTAGTAGTTCCAATTGCTATATTACCAGTTTTAGTAACTCTAAATGCTTCTTCACCATTAACTGTAGCAGTTATAATAGATTCGTCTATTGCCCCGCTGATACCAACACTAGAATCATTTTGAACAATAGATTCACTATTCGCACCACCTGATAATATAGTTGCTGGCAGATTTACTGGCAGTGGTACTGTAGATGACATTAATAAATTGTATCTTAATATATAATAATTATATAATTATATAATATATCTTAATTATATATTTATTATTAAAATAAAAATAAAATGGAAAGTTTAAAATTAGAAGAAGTTGAATTGTTGTGTTTATTATTTGATGAATACTCTAAAAATTCAGTATTTCAAATTAATGAATATGCTGATGTATCTAAAATCCATACTAAATTACAGTCGGTAGTTGCTGATAAATCTGGTTCATCATTGGCTGGAATTGAATTGGCTGAAATTATTTATCTTGTAAAGATGCTACAAGTATCATCTACAAGATACAAGACACCAATTCAAAACTGGGAACGTATCTTGAATGTTTATAAATCTCTAATTAAGGTAGCTCAAAGTTTAGAGAATGCGAATAAATTAGATAGTGTGGCAGAAGAAACTTCTATTGAAGAACTATCTAATTTAAGTGTTAGTGGATTACCAGAATAAATATTTCAAAAAAATAAATAAATAAATATATATATTATAAATTACTTAAATAAAACTGATTTTATTTTTTCTTCCATTTTTTCTATTTTTTCATTATTGATAGTAACCTTCCACCCTATATGTAAAAATGCTTCTCGAGGTAGTAAATTTAATCCTACTGTATATTGCTTATTTTGTAAATCTTCAATAATTTTATAATAAACATTAGTCTGTACATCTTTATTTTCAATGTATTCCGGACAATTGAAATTAAATGTTAATTTAACTACAATACTATCTTTACCTGAACGATGGGCTGAATCTATTGATGTATTTATTTTACTCAACTCTCTATTTAATACATTATATACAAATCCCATTAATGGTGACTCTCTTCTTAATTTATTTGCTGATGGTATAATATTTTCATGTCGCGCTCCATACATTTTTTTTGTTATATATTTATATAGGCAATATTTTTTAAATTATAATATTATTTTTTTAAATATATACATAAATATATATTATATAATGTCATACCCGGTATTAAATGATTATGATAAAAATAAAAATAATATTATAGAGGATATAACATATAGAAAGGAATTCTTTTCATTTGGTCAAAAGAAAAAAGTATATGAAAATACATATATTGATAATATTATTTCTAAAAATAAAAAATTAATATTAAATTCTTACCAAAATTTTATCAATAATTTTATTAATATAAATACTCCTTATACCAGATTATTATTAATACATGGAACTGGGTCGGGAAAAACTATTACAGCATTAAATATATCAAATGAATTTATTAATTATTATAAAAAAGTTGATATAAATTTAGGAAAAATATTTATATTAGGTTTTACAAAAAATATATTCAAACGAGAATTGTTAAGACCTGAATTTGGTATAATTTCTAAAGAAGAATTAGATGAATTAATTAAGGTTAAACAATTAGTTTCTGAGAATAATTTACCAAGAGATATAAATTATTTGAAAGAATTAAAGAGTAGATTTAATAGAAGAATATCAAAACAAAATATAGAATTTTATGGATATAGAGAATTTGTAAATAAATTATTTATATTAAATGATTTAGATACAAAATTAACTGATTTAAGTGAAGTTGAGATATTACAATATTTAAAAAATAATACTATAAAATTAAATAAAGATTTATTACACTCATTCAAAAACTCATTATTAATATGTGATGAAATACACAATGTATATAATAGTTTGTCTCCAAATAATTGGGGCATATCTATACAAATTGTATTAGATTTTCACTCACAAAATGGAAATACACTGCGTTCATTATTCTTATCAGCAACACCCATTAACAACCATTATATTGAGGTTGTAAATATGTTAAATTTATTATCTGATTTCGATAAGAAAATACATAAATACGAATTATTCGATAAAAATAATATCTTTCTACCAAATAGTTTTAATATTATTCAAAACCTATCATTAAATAAAATTAGCTATATACGTGATATAAATACAGAATTCTATCCATCTAAGCAATTTATAGGTGAAAAAATACAAGGAATAGAATATTTAAAATTTATCAAATGTCAGATGAGTCCATTACATTTAAATACTTATAAGTCATTATCAAAATTCCAACAAGAAAATAATATAACTGATGAAAAAAAGACTATAAATTCAGTAGAATTTAATATTAAAAATAGATACCCAATAACTTTACCATTGGAGCAAATATATATTAACGACTACGTATTACCGAACCCTGATAATGATAAAATTGGTCTATTTAAATCCAGTGATATTAACGATAAGATTAGAAATTCTACTCAAGAATGGAAGGATAAAAACCAAATAAAATTCTTTAACAAAAAAGATGGTATGGCGAATTATGAAATTACTGGAAATTTTATGTTAGAAGATAATATTAAAAATTATTCTACCAAATATTTTAAATTATTATTATTAATAAAAGATATGGTAAAAAATAAAAAAGGTAAAATATTCATCTATCATAATTTTGTAAATAATAGCGGTGTAATATTTATTCAAGAAATGTTAAAAATTAATGGATATTTAGATAAGAGTTCTACTAGTACATCAAATACTATATGTACTATTTGTGGTAAAATTAGAAAATTACACGAAGAAGCCCCAAAATCATTCGACCACGATTTTAAACCAATAAGATTTATAATGATACATAGTGAAATACAAAAAAATATAATAGAAAATGATTTAGATATGTTTAATTTACCAAGTAACGCATCTGGTGATAATATAAAAATTATTATAGGGTCGCGGTCTATTAAGGAAAGTTTTGATTTGAAATCTATAAGAAATGTGATTATTACGAGTTGTCCGGATAATATTTCAACTTTGATTCAAATTATTGGTCGGGCAGTTAGGAAAAATTCACATATAGATTTGCCAAAAAATGAAAATAATGTAGATATTATTTTATTGGTAAATTCTATACATAATGATTATAATAAAATAGAAGATTTAAGTTATGAGGAATTAAAATATAAAAATAAAATAGATATATATAAAAAAATACAAAAAATAGAAAATATATTTATAAAAAATTCTATAGATTCTTTAGTAAATAAAAATATTTATATAAATAATTTAGATGATGAGTTATTTCCAAATAAAATAATATATGATAAAAATAGTGTAGAATTATACGATCATAAAATAAATATATCATCATTTGTCCCATTTCATATAAGAAAGGAGATTGATACTGTAAAATATATTATTAAAAGAATATTTTTGGAAGTATCAAATATAATGGATTATCAAACTCTATTTACATATGTTTTAAACCCACCATTCCACGTAGAATTGATGACAAACAAAATATTAGAAAGTTCATTTATTATAGCGTTAGATTTTTTAGTATATAAAAAAGATAATATAGAATTAGTAAATTTAGAAAGTACTAATTTGGCTGATAATTTATTTGATTATAGTAATAAAATTATTATAGATTTTAATAAAAATAAAAAGATTATTACATATGTAAATAAATATTATATTCTTACCGATTATAACAAAGACGATTACATATATATTTCAGTCGATGAACCATTTAGAAAAACAATAGATATTCCTGAAAGAAAATTTCTATTAAGTGATTATATTAATAAAAGTAATATAATCAATAATTACGATGAACTAAAAGAATTTATATTAGAAAAGTATAAAAATACTAACTTTAAACAAATATTAACATTTTTATATGACTATGAACCATCTTTTCACAAGCGATTAGTTGAAGATATTATTAAATATTTTTATGATTTATATACTGGTAAGATAAAGAAAATAGAATCTATCCATCAAGTTTATTTTAATTTATTATATTATTATAATAAATTTAATTTAATAATATTTTGTAATGAATTGGATGAAGAATCGTATATAGTATATAAAAATATAGTTTCAAAAAGTGATGATAATAATATTCAAAATATTATTATGAGTTCATTAGAGGAAGAGTTAATAACATCAAGTGATAATATACAAGACAAGCAGGAATTAGATGATAAAAAATATAATTCTTATAGGTATTTTTTAAATTTATCTGATAACTTTTTAGAAAATAAAGATGGTAAGAAAATATTAGACATATTATTACCCGTCGGTCATATTATAGAGGATATACCGATATTGTATAGTGAAGAAAATGGTTGGTCTAATGTTAATATTAATTATAACCAAGATATTAATTATATAGAAAATGATATTATCGTTGGATATAATAGTAAAGAAAAGAATAGCACTGAGATTAAATTTAAATTAAGACCATCGGCAAAGAAAAATATTAACAAAGATTCAAGAAAAATATTTACTGGTGTCGTATGTATGACTAAAGATAAGAAAAATTTAGTAAATATTATACAAAAATTAGACCCGGAATTCGTATTTAATAAAAAATCAAAAATAGAATTGTGTAATATAATTAAGAGAAAACTTATATTAAAAGAAATTGACGCAAGAAAAAAAAATAACAACATAAAATATTATTACCATTTATTAGAATAAGATTTATATTATTATTCTAAGTTATTTATTTTTTTCTATATGTGAGCTTATATATTTAGCACATACGCCACTATGTGATGTATTGATAATATGCCCCGCTTCTCTGATTATAAAAACATTAGCCTCAACTGTAATATTATGTAATAATACTAAAATACAAGACTTATCTATAATTAAATCATCATCTCCCCATAATACTAATATTTTCGATTGTATTTTTGCCAGTTGGGAATCCAAATATGAATAGTTGTTAATAATAACTTCTTCGAATATACTATCATATATATCACCATTAATATTATATTGGTCAGAATAATATTGAAATATAAATTTTGGTAGATATGTATATAAACAATGATTAAGATGTAGTAAATTTTTTACATCATCCGGTGTTTTTAAACTTAATAAATTTTCTTCTGTATTTATATAATGAGAATATACTGGACTTGGATTAGGCATAGTTATACCAGCAGGGCATATTAAATTTACTGATTTAATCAGTTCAGGATATTTGGCAGCAAAGCATCCGGCAATTAATCCACCCATAGAATGTCCCATAATATGTATCTTATTTCTTTTATCCACATTCCTAATAATAAAACCATATAAATATTCTAATTGTTTTTCTAAACTAAAATCGAATTCTTCTTCCTGATTTAATACCAACGTCTCACCATGCCCTACTAAATCTGGAATGATGACTCTATACTTTTTACTTAAATCATATGCTATAGGTAAGCACTCTTCTTTATTGGAACTGAATCCGTGAAACATAATTAATGTTTCTTTATTAATTTTAAGATTGTCATAATAACTAAATAAAATATTATGCGACACCATCTTCCTTTCATAAAATTTACCAAAAATTTTATAATACAAACTCTTTAATATCATCATATATCCCAATAAATCTTTCATTTTTTAAATAACGCTAAAATATGCGTAAAACCCTTATATTAAGGCATATATAAGAGTTTTTAAAAATAATTAAATAATACATACTTTTTTAACAAAAAACATATGAAAAGTGCTACTTTATTTATGCTCTACATAAAGGATCGAACTGAATATGTATTAAGACCTGTTATTAATGGTATTTGTTGGAATGAATTATTAAATTTCAGAGTTAATAACATTGTTGTATAAACCCACCAATTCAGCCTTTCCTATTGAATTTTGCCGCGCCGTATTTAAACTATTTGAATAATCTATTTTATTAAATCTATCAATCAATAATTGTATATCAATATTTGACTTTATCCAGTGCCAACTTTTGGGTCGCAATAATTGTAATTCTGAAATTTGTATATATCCACATTTACCACCATATGCTCTTATTACAAAATCGGTCCTAACTTTAAAAATTCCCAATCTATATGATAAGTTGGTAATTTAATTATTTGTCTTTTTATATCTTTTCTTTCCCAAATTTGGAAACAACATTTAACCATCATTTTAGGTGTGAAACTACAAGGATTTAATGGTATGTCTTCATCTAAAATTAAATGAAAATTTAAGTTTAATCTATTCTGAATACTTACTTTGCGAAAAGTTCTTGGTATTATGAATGCGATTACATTAGAAAATATTGTAGAATGGATAAAAAATTTTACTGCCAATGAACTAACTTTACCAAATGGTGGATTCCCAATAGTTAATATATTTTTTTTTGTAGTATCTGGTTTGTATTTTAGAAAATCAAATTCAACGATTTCATCATTATCTGGTGAAATATCTATACCAATTCTATTATGTAATGGTAATTTAAATAAAAAATTACCACTACCAGCACTTGGTTCAATAATTAAATCAAATATATTAAAATCATATAAAGTATTAATTGATATTATACATTTATCGACAATATTTGGTAATGTATAAAATTTATCTAAACCTTCATTTCTTGTAGTACTTACTATATTCATTATTATTATTATTATTATTATTATACAATCAATTTTTTATATGCTAATTATAAAAAAAAATATTTATGTTCTACATAAAGGGCATAATTTATATCTATTTCTTATATATAATCTAATACAACGTATATGAATCAAATTATTACAACAATTTAATTTTATATGTTTTTTTTTATTAATAATATCACCAAGACATATACAACATTCATGACTTTCGTTATTTTTTATAAAAGTATTTATTTTAATATTGTTAAAATATTTTGACCCTGTGTAAAACATTTTAGTACAAGAATTACAAGTGTTATTTTTAATACTTGAATCATTTAAATTATATATACTACAAATTCTACAGCAATAATAATTACTATTCAAACTACAATCATATATATCTTTACATTTATTTTTAGACAAATATTTACATTTTTTATTTCTATTACACTTTTTACAAGTGGAATAAGTATTATTATATATATATAATAATATTGGGTTGCTTATAAATCTATCCATTGATTTGTGTATATTATTATTTATATTCTAAATCAATTTTTTATATATAATATAAATTATCATTCTTAGATTGTTTTGAGATAACGACAACGTTGTCTTTAACTTGGTAATCATTATTTTCAATTAACTCATAAAAAAATATAAATTATACAATACAATTTTTAAATTCATCATATCTTTCATTATTTAATTCTATAAATTTATTAATTAATTCTTCTTCAGTTCCAGTATTTAAAATAATTTTACTTCCTTTAATAATAAACTTCTTATTCTTACGAACTTCTCTCTTTAGATTTACTTTATTTTTTAATTTTTTATTATTTTTAATTTCATC